AGGCACTGGTCAGCCTCCCAGTCGTGGCGGCCTTTACCCATGGTCATGTCCCCTTTGCGTCCAGAGTAGCCCGCTTCTGCATGGATTGCAGCTTGCGGAGATACGAATTCCGAGACGAATGCTCGTCCCTGAGAAGCGCCACGACCTGGCCGGGGACAGGGGCATCACGTTCCCATGTCCTAGTTGCGATAAGCTGGGAAATAGCCGATTTCACCAAGTCCGCCGGGTATTGGGAAAGCGTCTCGTTCCAAATCCGATCCGCCGTTTCGTTGGCAGGCATGGGGAAAATTGACCAAAGCTCCAGCAACAGGACAGCCGCGCCCTTCTGCCCGCACGGCTCTAGCGATGCTTCGGCATGCGCTATTGCGGCGGGGATGTGCTCGATTGCCCTTTCAGGAACTCTCTCGGCCATTGTCCAGCTTGACGCCAGCCGCCGCAGCGAGGCGTCTACGGATTTCGTCATTGCTGGCAATCCGGCTTTTGGGCTGGTGACTAGGCTGTTGTGGTTTTCGGTCATCATAGCGGCCCTCCATGAGCCGGGTGAAAGATTGGTTTTGCAGCAAGAAATCAAAATCGGCACGCCAACCCCGGTCATTCGACCCGGTGCAATGGCTGGATTTCGAGAGTTTTTCGAGTGCATCCACCCATCCAGAAAGGCCGCCGCAGTCCTTGAGCCTTTGCCGCAATTTCGCCCGGCGAGTTTGGTCGAACTTTTGCGCTAGAGGTATCCCGACCCTAGCAGCCATGGCGTTGTATGCGTCGAATGCTGATTGCTCAACATCAGGCTCGGTCGGAATTAGGTCGAGCGTCCTCGGGACACCCGAGGACAAAGGTGCGTTAGCACCTTCTTTCTTCTCTGTCTCTCTCTCTGTCTCTGTCTCTGGTGTATCATCTTGATATCCTGATGATATCATCGTGATATCAAGCCAGTGTTTCAGCTTTGAAATCAGAGACTTAGCGTAATCAACGCTAACCCTGAGACGAAATGATATCCTCTTGATATCAGGAAGATATCCATCTGTCTCAGATGCTATCAGCCAGAGCATAACGAGGTGCTTTGCCGCATCGCCGTCTAGGTCGTGCCACTCAGGATCATCCAGAATATCCCTGTAGAGCTTAATCCAAGGAGGGCGACGGTCCTTGAAGTGCTGGAACTGATTCCATCCCTTTATGCGGATTCCTCCGTCATGGCGGACCTGTGGCGTTTGTTCTGTCATGGCAAAGCCTCGTCTCTCCGTCCAAGAAAGAAACGGGGCTGGCTTCCGAGGACGGAGGCGACAGGAAGCCCCACTGGCCGGTGGTGCCCCGTTATTGGATTATATCACGATTTCCGCTTGGTTCTACCGGCGAGGTAGAGAATTGACGTATGGTCCCTCCCACCGAGAAACCGCCCGATCTGGACGCTTGACCACTTCCCCGCCGAGAGCGCTAACCGGACGAATTCCTTCCTTGCGGCAACCAGTTCTTTGAACCGGCACGGACCCAATACGGATTGAACGTCAACCCGATGCCTCGCGCAAACGCCGCGAAGCATGCCGGCCATAGTCACCCCCACGTCATCAGCCATGAATATTCTCCGTGTGGCATGGGCAAAGGTGCTGCGTCCGCTCCCAGCGCCAGAAAGCACGCCCCAAACGCGGGGCACCATCTGACATGGTGGGGAACGAACGCCGCCCAGGTTGTCACAGTTCGCCGCTCAGAAGATCCCCCTGGCGGTCACGTTCGTCGAGATACCGACACGCTTGGTTGAAGTAGCTTTCCTTCAGCTCGGTCCCGATGAACTTCCGACCAGTCTTAAGCGCAACCACGCCCTCGGACCCGATGCCCATGAACGGCGACAAAACCACGTCTCCGGGGTTTGACCACATGATGATTGCACGCTCGATCACATCAAGTTGGAGCGGGCACAAGTGCCGCTCGTCAGCATGGTCCTTCGCCATCCTCACATTGAGCGTGTTGGACTGGTCAATGGTCATCCATACCGGCGATGCCCATTCCTTCCATTGAGACAGGGGGAAATCATCCGGGGTATGGGATATCGGAGCCTGATTTTCCCCCGGCTTGACGAAGGTAATAAGGTAATCGGGCATCCCGCCCCGAGATTTGGAGCTGTCCTTCTGGAGTTGCTTGTACAGCAGCCCAACATGCTTCGTCCGCGTCATCTCGGTAACTGGGCATTTCCAGATAGTCCTCCTGGAATGCATGATCCATCCGGCGTCCTCGTGGATCTTGATGATCTGTCCGGAGAAATCCTTGATTCCAACGGCCCCGTCTTTCCATTTCGTCATGGGAAGATCGGAGCAATGCACGGCGGTCAATCGGCCAGGCTGAGTGATGCGAAATTTCTCGCGTACCAAATACGCATAGTGCTCTGCGAATTCTTCGTCGGTCGAATTTCCCATGTCCGCCACGCTCTCGCTGTAGACGAACAGCGAACCGAACGGAGGGCTGTACACCGAAAAACCGACGCTGTTGTCTGGTATTTGCCTCAGAACATCGACGCAATCCCCATGAAACGCGACGTAATTTTCGGACTTCTTCGAGTTCAAACAACGGACCTGATCCATGACGGAATTTCCTCCATTTTCGTCGGGTTGTAGGCGACCTTCACTTCCGACCGAGCCCCGTTGGCTCGTGCCATCGCCTCACGCATAGACTTTTTCATGGTCGAGTGATTTCCGCTCTTGCGGTCAATAACCCTCCCGATCTCATCCTCTCCTTCAGCCACAACCAAGTGGACGTGAAGGTTACGCTTCTGGCCGAACCGCCAGCATCTCCTTACTGCCTGATACCAAGTCTCATAACTGTACCCACGGCCCACGAAAACCATTCTGGCGACGTGCGACCAATCGAGCCCGAAACCGAGCATGGACGGCTTGCCGATCAGACGGTTGATTTTCCCCGTCGAAAAAGCCTCGATAATATCCTCTTTTTTCTCGACGGGCATTGATCCACGGACTTCGTAAACGTCGGGGACGGTTTTCTTGAGATGATCCGCCTCGTAGTCCGTATCACACCAGATGATCCATGGTTCATCTGGTTCGGCGCAAACAAGAGCCGCAACCTTTTCGGCCCTAGCCTCGGATGTCTGACGTTTGACATCGTGCAGTGCCGTCGCGCTCATGGTGACGGCCCCGAACATATCAGCCAGAGCATTATCGATTGCGCTGTCTCTGGCCCGGTGACGAATGACGGTATATTCCGGCAAGTCAAAGCCATCGTCGTGAGATGCAATCCCGGTGATATCGGACGGCTTTTCCGCCATCCTGGCCCATGACGCCATCCAGTCCCAGAACGACGTTTCGGCGTGCCGCTTCAACCTCCATTCCTGGCTTGCCGTCGAAGTGTCGTTGATGAAAAACCGGGAAAGCATCTCGTTGGCCGCCATCACGGCCAGGAAATCGGCATAGTTCCCTATCTCCATGTGATCGTTTGGGGCTGGGGTTGCGGTCGCAACCATCTTGAACTTGTGTTTCTGGAACGCGGAAATCAGAGACCGCGTGGTCTTGCCGGTGAACGACTTGAGAATGGAGCCTTCGTCCAGGCAGACGACGGCGAATTCGTCGGGGTCGATACGGTCCAGGCGGTCGTAATTCACGATGTTGATGCCGGGCCTAACGTCGGACATTTCCCGAATGATGGTGGCGTCGTATCCCCATCGTTCAGCCCGGCGCTTCGTCTGCCCTGCCACGGCGAGCGGTGTTAGGATCAAAGCCTTTCCATTGACATGCTCAAGCGCCTTTTGGGCAAATTCGAGCTGGCACTCCGTCTTTCCCAACCCGGTATCGAGGAAAAGTCCGCAGTTCCCGGCCCGCAATGCGAAATCGACGCAATGAGACTGGAACGGGAAGAGATGCCCGGAAAGTTCCGGGACGATGTCCATGCCGCGAAGGGGTGTTTCCACCCGCTTCCGGCTCAGGAATTTTTCGTATTCCATCACACCCTCATCGGCATGAGAACGAAGGTAGCCGCGTCGTCTCCGCTGGGCGTAATCAGGGCCGGCGATGCGTTGTCCTTCATTCGGATGGTGATGGGGCCGTCCCCGCACGCCGCGCAGATATCAGCCAGGTATCGGCTGTTAAACCCGATCTCGATCTCACCGGAATTGGAAAGCATCTCCACCTCGTCCTCAGCTTCGCCACCGTTGGCGCCGGTTGCAGTGAGAACGCACGACGATTTTCCGAGGGTTATCTTCACCGCCGACGTGGCCTTGTCTCCGATCAATGCAACGCGGGCAGTCGTCGCCTTGAGGGTGCGGGAATCCGCTTCGATCATCACCGACCCACCATCGGGGATGATGCGCTGATAATCGGGGTATGTGGCGTCGATAACCTTGCTCTCGACGGACAGAGAACCGACCTTGAAGCCGATGCGGGCCGGGCCGATGGAAATGGACACCGCCCCTTCCCCGAGAGATGCCTTCCACAGGGCAATTGTCTCCCTAGGGACGATGACGTCGGGGAACTCGGGAAACACGCCAGAAACGCACGCCAGCGCCAAACGATGCCCATCCGTCGAGACGAGGCGGATACCCTCGGCAGAATTCTGCACCAGAACGCCACAGAGGTAATATCGCGTTTGTTCCGACGACATGAACGGCGCGACGGCATCGATGGCCGCCGAGAGATGCTTGGCGTCCAGTTCAAACGATGCGGTGAAATTGGACGTTCCGAAATTCGGGAAATCATCGGCGGGCATGGTGGGAAGCTTGTATCGGCTTCGGCCCGCAATCACCTTGACGGTAGGCCCATCCATCTCGACGCAGATTGACGATCCTTCCGGCATGGCCTTGACGATGGCGGAAAAGTCGGCGGCTGGGATGGTGATTGTTCCCTTTTTCGCCACGTCCACAGCCGCGATGGCAGAAGCTTCCACATCCATGTCGGTGGCGGTGATGGTCAGAACATCCCCGACTTCAACCTTGAAGTTGGAAAGGATGGGAATTGTCGTCCGTCCCTTGACGACGCGGGCGACATTTTCGAGAGCGGCCCTCAGTGTGGCCTTTTCGGTGGTGAACTTCATGACAGATCCTCTGCGTGTTCGGAAAGGAACAAGTGGACGCGTTGCATCGCCTCACGGGCTGACTTCACGTCGCTTAAAACATCGTCGATGTCATCGGGGAATTGGAAGACATGACGAAGACCGTTTAGGAATTCCCCATATCCGTCGTCTGACGTGGGAACCTCCACCTCGGCGGCGGACAGCCCGAGGCGCTTTGCCCCGACCCCCGCCAGATAGTGAATGGAATATGTCATCGCGTGAAATCTCCGAATTGGGATGGGGCGCAAAAACGCGGAGGGCATTTCGTCGCCCCCTTGGACATGATGAAAAGGCGGATGGCCTCCTCATCGCTCAGGGTGGAAACGCCTTTCTTGATGTTCAAGCCGCCGTCGTTCCACCCGCCCTTCCGGTTACTCTTTCGGGAAGGGGAAACGGTCTTCCGAAATAGCTGGTCATTTCCGCCTGAAGCAGCCGATGCATCGTCACGGACGACAACCGCTTTGACTGCGCAACCCTTCTTGTGGGGGGGCACGTCTCGCTTTTTGGCAGGAGTAGGCTTCTTAGCCTTGGAAGCCTTCGAAGCAGGGCGAGAGCCGCGCGTCGTGCAATCTCCATCATTAACCTCCTTCTTGGGGTTGGGCTTGCGCATTTCATCTGGCGCAATCCTGCGAATGATGCCCTGGCATGTGGCTCGGGGAATTCCCAGCTTGGCCGAAACGGCGCGAAGAGATAGCCCCGACCGGTATTCTGCCATTACGGCGTCTTCCTTAGCCCTGATCGCTGGCTTAGGCATCTGCAGAAGGTGGGGCGCGTGGGTCGAGATGACCTTGTGAGCCCATGCCTTGCTGCACCCGCAGACGTCCGCCGTCGCCATGAGGCTATGACACGATCCCATGGCCTCGATAATCTTCCGGGCCAGGTCGTTCATCAGGCTTCCCCGATGGCTGCGAGGTAAAGATCGAGAATGGCCTGCTCCTCCTCGCGCTCCTGCCGATCCTTCTTGCGAAGACGGACGATTTGGCGAACGGCCTTCGTCTCGAATCCCTGGCTTTTGGCTTGGGCGTAAACGTCCTTGATATCGGCAGTAATCGCCGATTTTTCCTCGTCCAGCCGCTCAATACGTTCAATGAACTGGCGGAGTGCCTCGGCGGCAATCCCGCCCATCTTGTTGTTTTCGTCGCTCATGTTTTTTCCTTCCGTTGCAAGAGAAAGCCCCGAGGCCAAAGCCTCGGGGAGTTGTCCGGGTTCACCTGTCGCTTTCAGGCGGGAGAACCGACCCGGCGCGGTTAGGAGTTGCGGCGCTTCCATCCTTTCGGAATGACACGTTCAAGCGCCGTAATTGTTTCAAGCGTTGGGTTCCAGTCGTCATCATCCAGCTTGCGGATTGTGCTTTCTCCAAGCCCCGCCTCGGCGGCAAACTTGGACACGCTCCAGCCTTTGTGGTGGCGATAGTCCCGAATTCGTCGGATGTTCTGTTCCGTGTTCATAACCGTTATGCTGCCTCGTAAATTTCCGACCGTCAACGCATTTTAATGCGAATTTCGACTTGACGCAACGCGCGTTATAATGCGAGATAGACAGAACGAAATATGGGAGATGCGACATGGACGAACGCGAAATTATCGAAAGGGCGAAGGCCGCTTTCGACGCCAGGAAGGCGGAAATTTCCCCCGATCTGTTCCTTAACGTCAGGGTCAAGGGTCACTGGCCGGTTTCCGTGGACGATTTCACCGATATCAATGCGGCAGCGGAATACGCCTACGACAGCGATACGCTGGGCCGGTACTTCGGCACTCTCCATG